TTTCGCCATCTTCAACTCCTTAATAATCAAAGGCTAGCCTTGCGACGCAGGAACTTCAAAAAATCTACCGCGGTGTCCACGTCATGGAACACCGTTATAAGACCGGGGTCGTCGTCTTCTCTCTCCGGGTTAATGACGGTCATAACTGCTGCTGAAATATTCTGGTTTCTCAACCCCAGTTGCTTCGCATAATTATCGTAAATCTTGTAACTTGCAACCCGTATGGCGTGAGTGATCAAACCTGAGTTTGGTTGCTTAACTAACTGGTATCCACTTATATGCCTATGCCCACTGATCACAATATGGTCATCCGTCCCCATCTGTGCCGCTTTCGCAGGACCATGCGTGGGATTCCATTGAGAATGACCGGGCCAGTCATGTCTCGCATTAACGCGCACTTCCTTGCCATTAGGGAATACCAAACTAATTCTCGCACCGTGCGCCTGATATACTCCAGCCTGTTTACGGACCATCCACTCTATCGGATCGCCGTCCCCAACCCAGAGATCATGGTTGCCACCAATCAGATATAACCAGTCAACACTACTAACAACCCACTCCACCAACTTCCACGTTTCCGCTTCGGTAACAGTCTGGTGCGCGTGGAGGCGAGCGAGCCGCCCAACCCAGTGATTGGCAAAATCTCCTACATTCGCCCCGAACAACCCCACCGTATTCTGTATAAATGATACATGCTTTTGCAGCAGATCTATGGAAGTACCGGGGTCATCAACGTGATTGTCGCCCATGTGGAGAATAGCTATTGGGCCGTCAATCTTTACCCTGCACTTAATCAGATGGCGCGACTTCTCCGATGCCTCCTTGCGGAGGAACTCTGACCTTCTTCTCTCCAGAATATCTTCGAGAGGGGCCGTCTCGTCGGCCAGCGAATCCTTGTCAATATAAAATTCAGTAGACTTAGCAAATCGTTCTTTGGCTGCGGTAATACGTCTCCACAAAGAATCCTTTGACATGCCAATGGCATCCCCGGCTTTCTTTAGGGAACCATGATCAGCATATGCCTCCATCGCAAGATGAAGCTCTTCATCTGTATACCCACTCATCCAACCCCCCCTCTCTAGTAATACTCAATACGTTTAGCTTTATGCTCCTCCTCCTCTTCATCGGTTGGGATACGGACAAAACCGCCCTGCCGAAATCTCAGAAGGGCTTGAGTACTACTATCAACTAGATCGTCATACTCCCCCACAGGAAAGGCAGCGAACTCTTCAATAACTTCTTCCGCCCAGTTTGTTTTGGGTGCCCAGACAACTCCCGATGCAAACAGATCACTAACCGCGTTCACTCTGGCTATCTTATCGTTCCCTCTGGAGGGGGTAAATTCTCCAACAGGGATACCCATCTGGCGAAGCTCAAAGATAAGAGGAGAACCAGCAGCCTTAGCTTCCACAATACAGGCATCCGGCTCCCATTTGGTGTAAACCTTTTGTGCCACTGCCTTCAGTTCAGGAAACTCCATACGATCCTTGAAGGCATCAAGCAGAATTATATTGGCGTTCTCCTTGCCGCTAGCATCCTCCTTAAAGAAAACTCCCCACGTTGTGCAGGCAGAATAATCAGATCGCTCCGTCTTCAGGAACGCGGTATCCCATGACTGAATAATAAATTCACAGGACGGCGGATCATCCTTCTCCCACTTGCGCCACCAATCCCTTTTTATCAGCGCCTGTTCTTCGGCTGTCGGATCTTGCTGATACTGTGCAGACCATTTCGCCGCTGGCAGTTCCGCTTTTAGTTTTTCCAGTTCCTCCTTCGGCCAGTACCCCGGCCATAAGGATTTACCAGACGGCAGTATCGCCGGAAGCTGGATTACTTCCCATTCATCACTGCCCTGTCTCTGTTGGGAGGCTCTCAGAATTTGCCCAGCAAGATCACGCTGATGCCAGCGTGTCATCACGATTACAATAGCACCTCCGGGTTGTAGCCTTTGGCGTGGCCCAGAAGTGTACCACTCATACACCGGATCGAAGACAGAGCCGTCAGGCGAGCGCGCCTCTTGTTCTGAATGCGGATCATCAATTATCAACAAATCCGCGCCTTTGCCTGTCACTG